TCCGGTTCTGCCTATACGGAAGAAGGCCGCAAGGCAGAAGTCAAGCGGCTGTGCCGTCAGTACCTGATTGGCACCGGCCTGCTCTATGCGGGGGTGACGGTGTATGAATCCTAATTATGTGCACACGATTACCATTTACCGCAAGCAGGGTGAGGCGTTCGAGCGGACTGTCCTGACAGGTTGTTTCTGGAAGGCACAGACCGTTGTCAGTCAGTCCGGTACACAGGCGACGCAGTCCAACGTGTACACGGTCCGCATTCCGGCGGATAAGGTACCCGAGGGCTTCCGGCTTGCGGTCAATGACATCATCGTTCACGGTGAGGTTGCGGACGAAATCAGCAACGAGAAGGGCAGCCGGGCAACGGAGATCCTGCTGAAGTACAAGCCGGAAGCCTTCCGGGTGACGGTTTTTTCCGACAACACCGGACACCGCGTGGACAAACATTACAGGGCGGGTGGTTAATCCATGGATTGGAAGTTTAAGTGGTTACGGCCACTGGAAAAGATCAAATACGAGCGGTCCGGCGGGGATGCGGGGCGGATGTTTCTGGCCAATGAGGCCAAGCGGCTGATGAACCCTTACGTTCCGTTCCGCATGGGGACGCTATCGTCCAACGTACAGACTTATGTTGAGGGTGGCGAGGGGTATGTTAAGTACAATTCGCCGTACGCTCACTATCAGTACGAAGGTATCTTGTATGTGTCTTCTAAGACCGGAAGCGCATGGGCGAGACACGGAGAGTATAAAGTCCCCGCAAGTCCCGAAAAGGCGCTGATGTATGAAGACACCAAACACCCCCTTGCAACATCCCACTGGGACAGAGCAATGGCAACCGCCAAAGGCGCCGCCCTTGTTGGTGCATATAACAAATACCTAAGAGGCAAAACATGACGAAGCACGAAGCAGTAAAGGAATTTTTCGAACCCAAGGTGGCCGAACTTGTCGGAAACGCCCTTGGGTTTAATTTTTCGCCGGAGGACACCGGCACGGCGGCCATCGTCCCGCAGTATACGGACCGCAACGTCCGTGAGTATGTCAACGGCGACGTGCAGCGGGAATATGGCTTTGCCTTTATCATCGTACGGCCCTACTCGACGGAGCCGATCGACATACTGAACCTTGAGGCGATGGACCTGGGGCAGGCTTTTATGGATTGGATCGAGACGCAGGATCAGGAAGGGAACTACCCCGACTTTGGCGATGACTGCGAGATCGAGTCCATGGAAGTTCTCCAGAACATGCCCAACCTTGCGACCGTCAATGCCGAGGAAGGCATTGCCCGGTACATGATACAGGGCCGCATCGTCTACAGAGAATTTTATAAAGAGTGAGGAATAAATAAATGGCAAAACTTAAAAGAAGCGCGCATCTGCTGTATGTGGATGCGAGCATGGGCGGGACAACCGCACAGTGGTTCCTGGTCGGTAAAGACATCGAGGAGCTGACTGTTGACCTCGGGGCTGATACCGAGACTTTAAAAAATATCCTGGACGAAACATCCGTGCAGCTTAACGGCTTCGAACCGTCTATCGAGGCGTCGCCGTATATGGCGAATCCGGATGATGCGATCTATGAGCCGCTGCTTGCCTGCGCAATGGGTCGTGAGATGGATGATGCACACTGCAAGACAAAGTTTCTTGAAGTGATCGTCGAGGACACGTCTGCCGCATCGCATGACTGCTGGGTCCAGGACTGCTATATGATTCCGCAGAGCGTCGGCGGTGACACGTCCGGTTTCCAGATCCCGTTCAATATCATTCCGGATGGCACAAGAACCAAGACGACCTGCACGCTGGCCAACAGGGTGCCGACCGTAAGCTGATAAGGATCTAAGGAGGAAGAGGAAGCATGAAAAACATAAGCGTTGCAACCGGTATACAGACTTATAATTTCACGGACGAGAATGACCACGTTTTTGCGTCCTTCCGGCTTAATCCGACTGACGTCAATCTTGCAAAGCGGGCGTTGGAGGTGGGCGACTACTTCGAGCATGTGAAAGAGGCGGCGCCGGAAACCGTCGAGGAACTGTCCGCACTGGATGCGGAGATCGCCGAAAAGATTTCCTATGTCCTCGGGTATGAGGCTTCCGATATCTTCGGTGAGGTGACGGCAACGACGGTCTTTCCGGACGGCACGGTCTTCGCGATTCTGGTGGTGGATACCATCATCGAGGCCGTACAGCCTGCCCTGCAGGAGCGGGCGAAGTCGATCCAGGAAAAGTCCGCGAAGTACTTAGAAAAGTATGAATAGTTACACGCTCCCGACATCTCTGACGGTGTGCGGGCATGAGTATAAGATCAGGACGGACTATAGAGACATCATCAACCTGATGATCGCTCTGGTTGATCCAGATCTGGACGACGATACAAAAATCTATGTGTTTTTCAAAATCCTCTTCCTCGACCCCGTACTGCCTGCCCACACAGAGCAGGTGTACAAGGCCGGGATGGACTTTATCGGAGCCGGAATTAAAGACAGCGGCGCACCGTCTCCCCGCCTGATGGACTGGGAGCAGGATGCGCCTTTAATTATGCCCGCCATTAACAAGGTGGCGGGCAAGGAAGTCCGAGCGGTTGAGTACATGCACTGGTGGACATTCCTGGGGCTTTACATGGAGATAGGCGAATCGCAGTTTGCGACCGTGATAAATATCCGGCAGAAACTCCAAAAAAAGAAACCGCTCGAGAAACACGAGAAGGAATACTACAGGCAAAACAAGGCGGTTGTGGATCTGAAGAAAAAGATATCTTCCGAAGATCTCGACGCCCTTGATGAGCTGATTGGCTGGAGGGATTCAGAATGACCAAAGCAGACGGATCTGTCATTATCAATACCAAAGTAGATACGTCGGGCATGAACTCCGGCATCAAAAAAATAGAAGGCAGCGTCGGTGGATTAGGTTCTGCATTGAAAAAACTCGGTGGCATAATAGCCACCGTTTTTGCTGCAAAAAAGATTGTAGACTTTGCCGCGTCCTGCATCGAACTTGGATCCGACCTGGAAGAAGTTCAGAACGTTGTGCAGGTCACATTTGGCGAAAAGATGACCGGAGTCATCGAGAAGTTTTCCAAAGAAGCAGCGACAAAACTTGGACTGTCAGAGCTGGCAGCGAAGCAGTACACGTCCACTCTGGGGGCGATGTACAAATCAATGGGCTTTGGAGAAGAAGCGGCAGCCGGAATGTCGATGAAAATGACCGAGTTGGCTGCGGATATGGCATCCTTCTACAACCTCGATGCTGACACGGCCTTCCAGAAGATCCGGGCGGGCATTTCCGGCGAAACGGAGCCGCTGAAACAGTTAGGCATTAACCTGTCCGAAGCAAACCTCGAGGAATACCGCCTCGCGCAGGGCATCCAGACGTCTTACAAGGCGATGAACCAGCAGGATAAGGCGCTGCTGCGGTATAACTATCTGTTGTCCGTCACAAAGGACGCGCAGGGCGATTTTGCACGCACGTCGGGATCTTGGGCAAACCAGATCAAAATCCTGCGGCTCCAGTTTGACTCGATTCGGGCCGATCTGGGACAGGGCTTTATTGCGATCTTTACACCTGTCCTGCAAGTGATTAACCGGATCCTGCAGGGACTGGCAAAGCTGGCATCCGCATTTAAGGCGTTCACCCAATTGATCACAGGCAAAAAATCCAGCTCCGGCGGTGGCGGCAGCGGGGCGGCGAACCTCGGGGTTGATGAGACTATGCCGGAGGTTGCGGATACATACTCAGAGGCCGCCGACAGTGCTGATGACTATGCGGACGCAACACAGGACGTTGCAAAGGCGACCAAACAGGCGGCGAAAGAGGCGAACAAATACTTATCGCCACTGGACGAGATCAACCGGTATACCAAAGAAAATGCGGACTCCGACTCATCCGCAATTCCTGGGGTCTCCGGTAGTGGCAAGGTCAAGACGCCGACCGCATCGACCGGTTCCGGTTCAGGCAGTGCCGCAAGCGCACTCGCTCCGGTGGACTTCGGACAGCTTGAACAGGGCGACACGGTTGTCGATAAGCTGGCGCAGAAGATGAAAGACCTTTATGACACCATCGTCAAAGGCTGCCAGCCTGCGATCAATGCGCTGAAAAATCTGTGGGACAACGGATTGAAGAAACTCGGAGAATTCGCGTTCAACTCGTTGTTGGATTTTTACAACCTTTTCCTGAAGCCGGTCGGGGCGTGGGTCATGGGTGAGGGAATCCCCCGCTTTGTCAATGCACTCAATGACGGACTGATGAAAGTCAACTGGGAGGCCATCCGCACAGGGTTGCAGAACCTCTGGAAGGCTCTGGCTCCGTTCGCCGTGACGGTTGGGGAAGGGCTTCTGTGGCTATGGGAAAACGTGCTTGTACCGCTCGGAACGTGGACGGCGAACGAAGTCGTGCCGAGATTTCTGCAGACGCTTGCGTCCGTGGTCACGATCGCCAACAACGTGCTGACGGCACTGCAGCCAGCTTGGCAGTGGTTTTGGGACAATGTCCTTGGGCCGATCGCATCATGGACGGGCGGCATTTTCCTGACGATCTGGGACGGGATCAATGCGGCGCTCGGTTGGTTTGCTCAGTGGTGTGCGGACAATCCCGAAACCGTCGAGCAGATCGCCGCGAGCGTTGCGCTGTTTTTCGCCGCCTGGAAAATACCGGCATTGGTTGCCGGAATCGGGACGCTTGCCACGACACTAGGCCCCGGCGGCTTGCTTGTCGGAGCCATTGCGGCGGCTATTGCGGCAGGCACGTGGCTGTATAAAAACTGGGACACCATCAAGCAGAAAGCGAAGGAACTGAAAGACTGGCTTGCTGGGCGGTTCGGTGAGATTGGCAAGCAGGCAAGCGAAACGTGGACTTACTTTAAGACCGAGACTGTCAAGACATGGACAACCGTCAGAACGTTCCTTGGGACTTTGCTTCAGAACATCGTTACCGGCGTGACGACGAAGTTTGAATCGATCCGAAAGACCATCGCTGACAAATGGTCACTGGTTACGACGGGCGTGAAAACCACGTGGAACAGCATCACGACCTTCCTGACCGGCATCTGGAACGGATTTATCACCACAGCGCAGACGAAGTTTAACGACGTCAAGGAAAAGGTTGCCAGTGCGTGGAAAAGCATCAAGGACAAGACGAACAGCAACTGGAATTCTGCTAGAGATAAGGTGGTCAACGCCGTCAAAAAGATCAAAGAAAATGTGGATGATAAATTTGAAAAGGTCACAGAGACAATCAGCACCGCATGGACTTCGATCAAGACCGGCGTGACGGATGCTTTTGGCGGCGAAGAGGGAATCGTTGCTAAAGTCAAGGGCTTTTTCGGAGATATCAAGACAAACATTTCCAATGTGTTCAATGGCGAAGAGGGCATCATCAGCAAGTTTGGCGATTATCTGGACGCTTTGGTAACCAAAGTCATTGGTATCAAAGAAGACATTGACAATGCTTTTGCGGTTGTGTTTGGCGGCATCATTGACATCGTTGCCGCACCGATCAACGCAATCATTGATTTTATCAACACGATGGTTTCCGGAATCGTTAGTGGCATAAACGAAGTCATATATAAACTGAACAATTTTGGGTTCAGCTTGCCGGAGATCATGGGTGGAGGCTGGGTTGGCTTCAATATCACACCTTTATCCGATCCTGTACCGATTTCAAAAATTGACACTCACAACGTTATTGGCCTTGCCCGAGGCGCCGTCATCCCGCCGAACGCCCCCTTTATGGCAATGCTAGGCGATCAGCGCCACGGAACAAACGTCGAGGCACCACTTGAGACGATCCAGCAGGCGGTTGCCAATGTAGTCGGCGGCGGGGATCAGCATATTACGATTTATCTGGACGGAAAGGTTGTGTACGAGAACGTTCTGAAGCGTGGGCGGGATCAGCAGATCTGGTCCGGGCACAATCCATTTGAACTGGCATAAGGAGGCAGCATGGCACAGGAACGCATTTTGATTGACGGATGGGGTGACGTGCAGCCGACTCAGTTCGACTGGGATTTTGCAACCACATCCACGGATGACAGTACAAGGCCCATGTCTGGAACAGCTTATATTACCCCGCTCTTCACAGTAGAATCTTATGCTGTCGCATACCGCAACCTGACTGTTGCGCAGTGCTCCCGCATCCTGCAGAGCATTGTACAACGCCCAGGAAAGCCGTTTTTCAGTCTGCATTACTTTTCGCCGTACTATGGGCAGTGGCGCACGGCGCAATTTTACGTCGGGCAGGGATCGTTAAAAGTCCGCACGCTCAAAGATGGGGCAGAGCGGATGCAGGAAATTACTTGTAATTTTGTAGGGAGGATTCCGTTAACATGATTAGCGTCACCCCCGAATTTATACAGCAGATGATGACAGACCGCAGTTTTGAATATGCGGTCACAATCACATTTACTTCCGGTGATATCGTGACGCTCGGAGCTGATGACCTTTGCGTCACCGGCTGCCATATCACGACATCCGCCGGAACCAGTGCTTTGCCGCTCGGGAATGCCTTTTGCAAGGTACTGGAACTTCAGTTCTTCAATTTTGACGACAGATATAAGGACTACGACTTTTTCAAGGCATTGGTCCATGTCGTCCTGAACTACCAGCTGTCTGAGACAGTGGCATCCATCGACCTCGGAACCTACACCGTCACGGAGCCTGAGACTTACGGATCGATCATCACGATCAAAGCATATGACGCCATGTACAAGGCAGACAAGCCGTTTACCGGATCAATCACGTTTCCGACTACGGCGGCCCTGCTCTTTGCGGAGGCATGCTATGACAGTGGTCTGGCTCCGATCACAACAACCTTTGCCCACAGCGACTTTGTCATTGACGCCCTGCCGGATCAGATCACGAACCGTCAGATCATCGGTGCCATTGCGATGCTTGCGGGCGGAAATGCGCTGATCAAAAACGGCGGGGTTGCGATCTCGACTTACACGCTCGACAGCTCGACCATTGAGGTCAACTATTACGGAGGCATCTTTGACGATGCGACGCCGTCTTATGCGACCGGCGATGCTGTGGACGGTGGCGGTTTCGATCCGTGGGACGTCGGAGCGGCTGCGGACGGTGGCACCATCGCTGATCTGGAGATACAACAGTTCTTTTCCGAAGTCATCAGCCAGACGGTCTGCACGGACGATGTGGTCATCACAGGCATCCGGACAAAGACCGAGGACGGGACGGAGCATCTGTCCGGTTCGGAAGGGTATGTGCTCGATATCACCAACCCGCTGATCGACGGAAAAGAAGAAGCTGCTGTCATCGCAATCGGGCGGCTCCTGATCGGTATCCAGTTCAGACCGTTCGAGCTGACCACTATGGCGTATCCCTTGGCGGAGTTTGGCGACCTTTGCTATATCCAGCACAAGGACGTCAAGATCGCTTCCATGATCACGGATATCGAGTATCAGTTAAAGGGCGCGACAACGATCAAATGCAGTGCTGACAGTCCTTTGCGGAATTCGTCTAAAAGTTATGTCGGGGATGCAAGCATCCAGACGCTGATAGCGGCAAGGCGGGCAGCTGAAAGACAGATATCACGGTATGACGTTGAAGTGCAGCGCATGACGGGGTTGATCCTTAACAGCTTCGGTGCATTTGAAACAAAGGTCGTGACTCCGTCCGGTGGGACTATTTACTACACCCATGACAAGCCAGAACTAGAAAATTCGGAAAATATCTGGGTGCGAACAGCTGAGGCATTCATGGTTTCGCACGACGGCGGCAAGACCTGGATATCCGGCATAGATAAGGACGGCCACGCCGTGGTCAATATCCTGTCGGCGATCGGGATCAGTGCGGACTGGATCAAAGTGGGACACATGTCTGCCGAGCATATCAATACGGGAACGATGCTGGCCGATCGGATAAAGGGCGGCGACTTGGCGTTAGGTGGATATGGAAACGGCGATGGAGTGTTTTATATCAGGAACGCCAACTCGACAGCAACTGTTCGCGGCGATAACACAGGCCTCATAATAGGAAACGGAGGCACGCTTGTTTGCACACCGTACGATGCCGGCTTCGATTACACTTTTCACGGTACTGTTATTTCTAATGGTGAATTGTACCTCGGAGCAAGATACGGTTCAGATGCCGGCAAGAAGGGGCGAATCAGGCTTTCTGTTAACGACGATATAATAAGCCCGTTTTTGCAGGAGATTGACCGAACCGATATATCTTTCCTGGATAGAGACTATCAACAGACCGCGGTGGACAACTCGTATTATGGCCGCTGCTTGACGCTAGGTGCCCACGCAGATGGGAATAGCGATAGTGATCCATATATTGCCTTAATTAACCCCAGAGCATTTAAAGTAACATATTTCCCCGCCCGTACCGTGCCGGATGTTTTCTGCGTCGACATCGACAGTAAAAAATATTACCCCTACGTCATCATTGAAAAAGATTTCGGCGTGAAGGAAAACGTCTACGTCGAAGGAAACTTTTACGTCGGCGGAAATGATAAGGCCAGAGTTGTTGGCACCGACAACTATTCCGCAAGGCTCCAGTACTGTTATGAAACCGCGTCCCCTTATTTCGGAGATATCGGAACAGGCCGGACAGACGAAAGCGGAGAGTGCTACATCTTCTTTGATGACATTTTCCGTGAAACGATCAGCGCCGGATGTGAATATGTGGTCTTTCTCCAGAAGGAAGGCTCTGGTGATGTCTGGGTCGAAGAGAAAGCGGATGAATATTTCCTTGTCAAGGGAACATCGAACACGGCTTTTGCATGGGAATTGAAAGCAAAACAAGCCGGAGACACCAGCAAACGCCTTGAGCAGTTAGAGCAGGAGCCGGACTATCAGGAGACATTACCCGATGATGGCTACACCGAACCCGATTACAGCACAGAAGGCGCACAGCTGATAGAAGACTATATAAACGAAATGGAGGGCATCACAGCATGATGAATATCTTAACATCGTTCACGCATCTAAAAACCGGCGAAGGCGACCGGATCAGTTACACCTACTCAACACTTGACGATGACGGAAACGTGATCGCCCAGAACAAGAGAGGGAATTTCGTCGCACTGGATGCTGACCTGAAGGCGCACCTTGCGGCGGTCAACACGTACATCACGGAACACAAGCTGACACCGACAACGGAGGGCTAAGTCTATGGCAATACAGCTTAGAAGGGGCGTATATGCGGATTTCCAGCCCGCCAAAATGGTAGCCGGTGAAGTCGCCGTGGTCACGTCCGGGGATCCGTCCACGATCACGGGCAAGGCGATATATGTCTGCTATGCCCCAGGCGTGGTACAGCGGTTTGTCACGGACGAAGAGGTTGCCGCACAGGTGGACGCCGCTTTTGTGGACGCGCCGCATTTGCAGCAGACGGTGATCAATGCGACGGATGAGTGGCTGGATGAACACCCGGAGGCTACCACCACGGTGCAGGATGGGGCGATCAGTACGGAGAAACTCGCAGACGGGGCGGTTACAACAGCGAAGATAGCAGACGAAGCTATCACGAGAGATAAACTAGGCATCGAAAGTGTTGAATCTTGGGCACTCGCTCAGGAGTGCGTAAAAGCATACAACTTGGACGAGCATGTCGTTGCTGATTATCATTTGGACACCTGTAACGTCACGGAAACCGATGTCCGTGAGAATATCGCACAGGGCGAAACCAGAGCAACAATCTTCGGAAAAATCAAAAAGTGGTTTACGGACTTGGCACCGCTGTTAGTTTCGGCTACGCAGTCTTATACAAGCGGTCTGCCGTACGGATTTACCGGGGTCACAGCACAGCGCAGAGGGAATCTTGTGCGCTTGAAGATCAGTATAAATTCAACCACAGATACAACACTTACGGCAGACGGATGGAAAACCGTTCTTACTCTGCCTGAAAGTTTCCGTCCATCAGCCGACAGTGTATACAACGAAAGTTCGCCACAAAACCGGCCTGACCTGTCTTTTCTGCTTTGTGTGAGAAGCAATGGGAATTTGCAGATCAGCGTACTCAAAGCAGATACCACCGGATATCTCCGTGGTTGGACGAACTGCTACTACTGGTATTTCATCAATTAAGGGAGGGTTCGCATGAACAGTATCACTTTCGCACGCTTCGCCGGCGAGCGCACCCTTGCCGTAGCGGGATATCTGTGGCAGTGGGACTATGGGCAGGTACTTAAGATCGAGGGCCTGGAGCTGCCGACGGAGTACGAAGTACATTTTTCCAATACATCGGAAACCGGCACGACCGTCACCGTGTTGGGCGACAAAAACGGCGTGAACATCCCGGACGCCCTGCTTGAGACCGGCAACCCGATTTTCGCTTTTATCTATCTGCATGATCTAGAGACAGACGGCGAGACGGAGTACAAGATCAAAATCCCGGTCCGCAAACGCCCGCATCCGGACAGGGTCGAACCCTCACCGGAGCAGACGGATCTGATCACGCAGGCGATCACGGCACTCAATCAGGCGGTTGAGCGGACAGACGCTTCCACTGAAGAGGCAAGCGAGGCCGCAGAGCTGGCGCAGCAGGCAGCGGCGACTTTTAAGACTGACCCGACGCTGACCATCGAAGGTATGGCGGCTGATGCTAAGGCGGTCGGGGATCGGTTTGCGAATTATGGTTTCTCGATTATCGACGGGAAGCTGTGTGTTACATACGCAAAGGAGGTAAACGCATGAGCGACATCATCACTGATCCGGCCCTGAGTATGGTAACGGATCCTGTTATACTCGACCGGACGGGCCAGCGGATCGCGGAGGCCCTTGAAGGCAAGAGAAGCCGGGTACAATCCCTTGACAGCACAGATATCGTCGAGGATGTGATCGAGGCGGCGGGGATTCCGGTATACGTGAGTGAGGTCATGCTTGCGAACTATGCGGCATTTGGCATCACGGCGACAGGCTGGTATGTCTTCGCGCGGATCAATCCGAAAGACAGCACAACCGTGACATCCGGCACGACCATAACCGGAGCTGACGGGTATATCGCAGAGGTCGGAGCGGATCATATTGACATTGCAGTTCGGTTCGAGGTTGCGGCGGCCAGCAAAAAGGTCACCATCGACTGGGGCACTTATGCGGAGGCCTTTGTCTTTAAGGCAACCGACCTTGCAGTCCGCAATCTGGACTACAGAGTCACGTTTTATGTATATGACATTGCGCCCTTCGCAACGTGGGAGTACGCCCTGACCACGGACGCGAAATTTGTGGCAAACAAAGCGTATTACACGAAGGACGAAAACGACAACTACACGCTCGCAGAGGTGACCGCTGACGAGGATATCCCGGTAGACACGTATTACAACCACAGCAAAGTCACCTTCGAGGGCATGACGCGGAACGTCACGTATGTGTGCAACACCCCGATCGATTGCCCGGTCGTGTTCAACCTTCCGGTGATCGAGGACGAGACGCACGGCGCATGGTTCGAAATCCGGTTCCGGCACACCGGTTCTTTCAGTTCGACGCTTGTCGTTCCGGAGGGCGTCAAGGTGGCCACGGAGCACACACAGCCGGAGACAGCAGGAATTAACATGGTCGACTTGCTTTATTCTAGCATCGACGATGCGAGGGTGTGGCGGTTCCAGAATACACATTCAACTATTCCGGCATAAGGGGGACTATGAACAAAGACAAGATCGATATCATTATACCGGCCTACAAAGCGCATGGAACGATCATCCGCTGCCTGTCCTCTATCGCATGCCAGACCATCGTGGGCGACGTCTCCGTGACCATTGTGAACGACTGCTGCCCGGAAGGCGACTATAGCGAGGCAATCAAAGCCTTCAGTCCGATCATGGATGTCCGGGAGATCCGGACACCGAAAAACAGCGGTCCGGGACTTGCCCGTCAGCTTGGCATAGACAGTACGGAAGGCGAATTCCTGGTGTTCGTGGATGCGGATGACAGCTTGTATAAGGTCACGTCTCTGGAGCGGTTAAGGGACGAAATACGGAGCGATAAAAGCTATATGTGCGTCTCCGGATCTTTTGTCTCCGAAAAATACAAAGACGACCCCGAAAAATTTGCGCACACGATGGTGTGGCTTTTCGGGAAAATGTACCGGCGTGAATTTATCGAAAGGTATAAGATCAGATTCTTCGGGCGGGCAAACGAGGACAGCGGTTTCAATCAGACGTTTGTTATGCTGTGTGATAACCCGGATGAACAGATAAAATTCGTGCCTGAGAATTTTTACCTGTACAACCGTCGGGCGGACAGCATTACAGAGATCAACGGTCGTTTGTATTATTACGACCAAGGCGTGTGCGGAGGCATCGAGAACATGATACACGCCATCGAGCATGTGCGGCAGTGCAAACCGTTCTCTGCTCTGGCGATCAAGGAAACAGTTCACTGCATGGCGCATTACTACTTCGATTACACAGGTACAAGACACCATGCACCCGACCTCTCTATAGCTATGTGGGAACACATCAAAAAATTCTATCACACATGTTATAAGCGGATCGAAGATTTTGTCACGGAGGAGGCTTTTGCATCAGCGTTTTCTCTTTGCATGGTATCTGCTGTAAGAAACTACGGATACTCCGGAGTGATCCCGTGTATGACAGTTCAGGAATTTATGCACAAGCTGAAAACAGAAGAATATGATCCGGACCTTATAACCGAGATTCGCGCGGAGATGGCAACGGATCCGGAGTACCAGGAAATCATGAAACGTAACTTAGCCTGCGGCGTATGCGAGGAGGGCGAAACATGGAATACAGATATATAAAACTGGACGAAAACGGCCAGAAACAGTACTGCCCGATCAATGACTATGACGGATCGATCAGCGGGACCGGCCATTGTATCATCGGGCTGAAAGCATGGTTCGACGAGAACCCGGAAGAGCGGAAGCGGCTCGGATGGATTAAGCATTACTACTATAACAAGCCGGAAGAAGTCAGAGCCGACCTGCCGGATTATGACCCCGCCATCCACTATCTCACATGCAGCCTGGAGCAGGTGGACGAATGGACTGTCCGTGACCGATATCACATCATCGAAAAGACGGACGAGATGCTGGAGATGGAAGAAATGCTCGAAGTGATGAACCTGTATGTACCCAATGGAACGATGATTCTTGACTCTCAGGGAGGTGCTATCTTATGACAAGAGATCTGGACGTGATGGCTGACATCATGCGGGAGCGCGACAAAGAGATTGTTGTCGACAACCTGCAGCCGCTTGACCCCGAAGGGGTTGAACTGGCCAAACACAAGCGGTTTACACTCGACCTGGTCGGGACGCCGGTTGACCCGCTGCGGTAAGGAGGTGGATGCATGTTTGATGTAAAAGTGACCACAAGCAAAGCCGCCGCCGACTGCGGGGCGGCCTGCATGACAAGTTTTCTGGGGTACTACGGAATCGACGTTACGCTTGAGCAGATGCGAAAAGAGTGTAATGTCCAGGTTTCGGGGTGCACGGCGAAAGACCTGCTCACCTGCGGACGCGCCCACGGTCTCGATATGAGAGCGTGGCGGGAACTCGAAGACGATGAGGCGCCTGACGGTATGCCCGTCACACAGGTCGGGATTTTTGAAGCCGACCGGCCGGAAATCTGCTGGTGGAAATACAACCACTTTGTCATCTTCTGCGGGATCGAGGACGGAAAAGCCGTGATCATGAATCCCACTAAGGGGCGGTACAAGATCAGTAAGAGCCTTTTCAAGGCTTTTTACTCCCGCATTTCCGTGACCAACGGAGAGCCGCAGGCGTTACCTGAAAACTAGCATCAAGGAGGGTCATCATATGGACGCAATTCTCGCGCACATCGCAGCGCACTGGGTTGAGTGGCTTTTCGCAGCCGCTCTCGCTCTTCTGGCGGCCGCGTGGCGGACAGTATCCGCCCGGCTCAAGGAAGAGCACGACAAAAACGAAGCAATCGGAGACGGGGTTCAGTCTCTGCTCCGGGAGTCGATCGTGAGCAACTATAACAGGTACAATGACAAAGGGTATTGCCCAGTCTACGCAAAAGAAAGTCTTCGCAAGGTCTATCACAGTTATCACAACCTTGGGGGAAATGACGTCGCAACCGACTTGTATCGAAAATGCCTGGAAATGCCAACGGAGCGAAAGGAGGACACGAATGAAAATCAAACTCAGTGACAGCATGTATAACCTGCTCAAATGGATCACGATGATCGCGATCCCGGCCCTGACGACCGCTTATGTCGGCCTGTCTGCCGTATGGGGATGGCCTTATGCAACCGAGATCGCAAAGACCTCTGCGGTGATCTGTACGCTGCTTGGTGCGCTCCTGGGTATTTCCACGGCGGAGTATAACCGCCAGCAACAAAATGATTAGGGTACTGGTCCTGCTCCTGTGCATCTGCGCAGGGGCATTTTTAGGGGCACTGGAGATGTACCGAGATGCGGAGGATGACACGAATGACAAAAGCCATACAGAAGGTCATTGACATCGCGCTTGCGGAAGAGGGATACCTTGAAAAGGCAAGCAACAAGTCGCTGGACAGTAAAACCGCGAATGCCGGAGCGGGTAACTATACAAAGTATTGGCGGGATGTATACCCACAGTTCCAGGCGCTCGCGTGGTGTGCCTGCTTTGTGGCGTGGTGCTTTATGCAGGCGTTTGGACTGGAAACTGCAAAAAAGATGTTGAAGCACTGGCCGTATACCTACTGCCCGACTCTTGCGGCCATGACAACCAATAAGACGCCGAAGGTCGGATCAATCATCCTATTCTATCGCAACGGCGAATATGCACACACAGGGATCGTCACGGCGGTCACAGCTACAACGGTTTACACGATCGAGGGAAATACGTCTGGTGCTTCGGGGATCATCTCCAATGGCGGCGGGGTCTGCCGGAAATCCTATGCAAGGACCTCCCTGTCCGCGCAGACCAAATATTTCATGCCGGACTACTCACTCGCGAGTGGAACGGGTGCTGCTGCGAAACCAGCAACCACAACCGCCCCTCAAACCACGCAGCTCGGGCGCGTAGGCTCTTGCACGGTCACACTGGGGGAATTTATCGTCGGCTCCGTAGACCCCGAAATTAAGACGATTCAGCGGCTCCTGAACGCGAAGGGCTACAAAGGCAAAGACGGAAAGAAGCTGGAGGTTGACGGGGAACTGGGTGAAAACACCGCTTATGCAATCACACGGCTCCAGAAAAAAGCGGGAATGAAAAATATCAATTTCGGGACGGTTTCGGCGAAGACTTGGGAGCTGATCCTGAAGTAAAACACGGGCTGGCTGCGGCTGGCCCTAATTTTTTTTTGCTCTTTTTTAAATAAATTGTGTTTTTCGTGTTGACATTTAAATAAAAGTATGCTAAGATATAGACAGTTAAAGAAGAGAGCGCACGAACAGGAGGAGAAAAACATGAAGGCACAGGTTATGAGAAGAGCATGGGAACTGGCAAAAGCAGGGGCAGCTATTTATGGCGGATCAGTTAAAATGTATTTTGCAGAAGCACTCCGCATGGCATGGAAGGAAGCAAAGGGAAGCACCAAAGAGCTGATGATCGAAACACTTGAAAAGATCGGTTTCAAGCGCTGGCAGAAAGCCGGATACGATAGACTTTATGTTGACGCTAGTCATCTTGGCCTTGTATGCGAGTACTATAATACTGGAAACATCTGCAAAGCTGAGTTCAACGGCGAGCGCATCTCGAACAGCGAAGGAAGAAAGATGAAAGCTGCTAAGACGTTTATCGACGTCAGGACCTGGACTGTACACAGCACCAGAGAGGACCTCAAAGAGGCAGCAAAGAAACTTGCGAACATCGCATGATAAAAGAAAAGGAGGATCACGATGAAAAAAATTATTAACGGAAAGCGGTACGACACGGATACGGCAAAGGAAATCGGGTATGATTCCTACAGCAACCGCAGGGACTTCAGTTTCTGGGAAGAAACGCTATACCGGAAAAATACCGGTGAGTACTTCCTGCACGGAGAAGGCGGCCCAGCATCAAAGTATGCTGTCACGATCGGGCAGAACGAATGGTCCGGTGGCGAAAAAATCATCCCGCTGAACGAGCAGGCGGCGAAAAAGTGGGCGGAAGATCACCTGTCTGCGGATGAGTACGAAAAGCACTTTGTCCTTGACGAGGACGAAACAGAGAAGAAAACAGTCACTTTTTCCCTGCCGCTGGATGTGATCGAGATGATCAAAAGAGGAGCCGCTGAAAAAGGGATCAGCATGTCGGACTATGTTGCTGATAAAGTCCGGGCGGATGTTAAATAATTGCTCCCCGTTTTGCGCCGTCCGATTTGGTCTAATAGTCACAAGATAGACACAAACCGCATCGAGAATCCTTTATTTTAAGGGATTCTCATCATGAAAAATTTAAGGAAATCCTAAAAAGCACCGATTCGAAGAAAGTGCCGCAGATACTGAAAAACCCAGTGTTTATCAGTGTTTGCGGCACTTTTTTGTTGCTTCGTTTTATGCTGATTTTTATCGTTTTTTGCGGTTTAGTAGACACAAATCCCCACAATCACGGAACTTTAATTTTGTTAATTTCCTGCCTCAGCTCCTCGAGGGATCTGTGGCCATACACCGCATTGGTGATATCACCACCAAATGAGTGTCCCATCATCCGTTTTCGGTCTGCCTCATTTACGCCATAGCTTTCACAGAGCCGCGAGAAGGTGTGCCGGGTGCTGTGCGGCGTAAAGCCGGTCAGACCGATCTGGCCAAGTGCAGCAACCATTTTAACGCGGAAGGCGTCCGGAGTGTATCCGCAAAGGTATTCACCCTGGCATCTGGCCACCAGCGGGATGATGGCGTCGTGGATCGGCACGATCCGGCCTTTGCTGGACTTAGTCTTGACGCCACCTTTAAAGTACAGATCCGTCATGTCTGTGTATATCGTTTTGTACGCAGATACCCTAAAGCCAGAGTAGCACATGATCAGCACCATCCGGATGACCGGATCTTCCTGATGCTGCCAGAGGATGGCAAGATCATTATCCGTAAATGCTTTGGCGTGCTCCTCATCCGGCACGGAAGGCGTCACGACATAAGCACCGAGGTCTTTTTGACACAGCTCCCGGGGGACGGCGAAGTGATAGATCTGTTTAATTAGTCCGGTCACGTTCCCCATTGTGGACTTGCTCATCTGGATCCCGTTGACAGCCTCCTGCAATTCCGTCAGGGTGATGTCTGCCAGTGGGCGGTCATGCAGGGGAGAGAGCTGCTTGTATGCGGACCTCATGGCACCACGGGCTGAGTCGGACAGCTTTTTGGCAGCGTGTTCACCAAATTTATATTCATAAAAAAGATCGTAAACTTCTGCGAAAGTCGGCCCCGAGCGGTATGTCATTGAGGATGCCTGGTCTTTGAGGATCCTTCTGCAGAAGGCGTCAAGGTTGCTGACAGAGTCCGTCACTTCCTGCCGGATCGTCAGCTCCAGTCCGGGCGTGTACGTGCCGGCATGCCAGGCGGACAGGACTGCAAAGCCGGTATACCAGTCCGGGACATAACAGATCGCCTTTGGCCGGATATAAAACCCCAGATCATCCCGCTCCGTGCACGGCGGATGAACAGCATAAGGATTGGTCCGGCCTTTGCCGAGATAGCGGATCGAGCCGAAACTGGACGGCAGGCGGGGGTATTTTTTACGTTTTGGCATATCAATTTCCTCCGAAAAATGGGCGCAAAAACAGCGCCTGTACTTGTACAGCGCCGGAGGAAATGGTATAATCCACTTGTGCAGTGGTGGATTCATTTCCCCCAACGTGATTCCCGTCTGATCTGGTGGTGCGGATCGGGCGGGATTTTTACGTTGAATCAATTTTTACTTGCTTATCGAAAAAGTAAACTCTGCCTTGTCGCTTCCAAAAGGATCAAACAGATTAAGTGTTATATCATTATATCCATCTATGACAAATGCCTGGAAGAACGTGAGACTGTAGCCGCTTTGCACCTGCTTGCTTTCGTTCCGCCAGTATTCCATTTCCGGCGCATAGATACTGGTCTGCGGGATGGAGACACCATTCTGAAAGGCCGTAACGCCTAAGTAAAACGGCGACTTAGTCTCCCCGCTTTCATTCTGCATATCAAAATAGACAAGTAAAAGTTCCTGCCCGTCCTGAGTCGTATATAGCTCATTTTTTAAGTAAGTATAAGTTACGCCGCCAATCTCAGCGGAAAACTCAGCTTCGTCCTTTTCTTCACCTTCCAGCTCCGCAAGCTCGCTTTCGAGCTGTGCGATCTGTTCTTTGATCTCCGCGATCCGGTCGGCCTTTTCATCTGCGAAGGCAGCTCCGGCAAACAGCATCATCCCCGCCATGGCTGCAGAGATCGTCCTTTTCATCTTCCTCATGATGTTTCCCCCTTTCAAGCTACATAATTCAACTTCTTTGCTCATTTATTTAGCTTAGTTGCAAGTTTTTTGCAATTTAGTTAGTTAATTCAACTTCTTGGCTTAGTTTGGACTTTCGGTTTGCGCTTCTTTTTGATTGTTCGTTGACGTAAGTAGCATAGGAAATTTGTCAACGAGTGAAATAACATCTTCGAACAGTCTCGGGAATTTCATGCTGATGATCTTCCAGTCTTCATGCGTGATAGCATATTTCTGCCCATTCGGGAAGGTGACATACAAGTAGTTCATGTCGGCGTGAATGTTAATTTTATGGAGCTCACATAGTTTCTGTAAAAGTTCTTCCTGATTAAGCTGAGCGTCTATCTGGCTCATGTAATTACGCTCAGCTTCATCTGTATAGTCTTCCATCAAATCCGATCTCTTGCAATGAAAGTACTGGCAAAGCAAATCCATTTTATCAATGCGTGGCACTCTAGTTGCATTCATCCAGCTAGAAATTGTTGCCTTATTGATTTTTAAGTCCCTCGCTATATCAGCTTGTGTTTTTCCGTTCTCAAGGGCGATTCTTCGCAGGTTTCTTGAAATGATTTTTGCATATGTGGGGTCCGTCATTTCGATACACCTCCCTTCGTTTAAATATTGTAAATCTTTTTCCCTTAAAAGTCTACATTTTGTATTGACAGTTTACATAAAGTAGACTATACTACAGTTATCGGCGCAAGAAAGGAGGTGGCAAAGACTAGATGGCAAAGATAACACTGGCGGCGGCAAGGATTAATGCTGGATATACGCAGGAAGCGCTCGCTAAAGAAATGGGCGTTTCCAGGCAGGCCGTCATTAACTGGGAAAGCGGAAAGAGTGTAATGAAAACAGCATATTTTTATATGTTCTGCAGAATTACAGGCTTCTCCGAAGACGATATTTTATTGCCCGAAAAGTCTACATAAAGTAGACACGGGCTGACATCACATTGCACAAAGGAGGGGAAAATGAACTATGCGCATTATGCGGCGTGCAGAGACGCCAGAGGGCTGAAAGATGCCGACGTGTCCAAAGCGACGGGTATTCGGCAGGGCGTGTTTTCAGACTGGAAAAACGCACGCTACACACCAAAGCTCGACAAGCTGCTTAAGATCGCGAAGCTCTTCGGGATGTCGCTGGATGAGCTGATCGGGGACGAAACAAAATAGCCATATTGCACAAAGGGGGAAAGATGCCAACACAGAATCAGTCAATACAGGGGCGACCAATACCAAAATACCCAACACCAATACAAATGGAAACTGTCGGCAAAAGGATAAAGAAACTCCGCACAGCTCTTGGCATGTCGCAGGTGGATTTTGCGGAAAAAATAGGCGTTACAAAGCAGACGCTATATAAATACGAAAACGGCCTGATTACGAGTATTCCGTCCGATAAAATTGAGGCAGCGGCAAAGGTCGGCAATATTCCGCCCGCTTACTTGATGGGTTGGATACCAAAGTACCCAACACCAAAACAATTAGAAAAAATTCTTTCAAGGTATCTGTCTGTACCGATGGTGGAGCACATCATGTTTGAAATTTGCAGCGTTTTGGATGGCAGGTCTCTGTCTGACGGCACATGGATTGAGGGGCTTTCGCCTATAGGTGAACCGGAAAGCCTTGACGAAATCACGGCACACTTTTTGCAGGCAGGGAAAAGACTGCGTGAGCGTGAGCAGAAGGAGGTCGCTGATGGAAAGAGTACCACCACAGGAAGCCGCTAAAGAAATCGGTGTAGCCGTCCAGACGATGCATTTTTACATGGAGCAAGGCAAATGGGATCTCGGAACGGTGGTCAAAAGCACCACAGGTAAGACCACACGGCACATTGTTTTCCGGTCGAAGCTGGACAAATTTTTAGGGAGGGGCACAGATGAAAACAAGAGAGCTGATTGAGTACTTAAGCCGGTTCGATCCTGAAACGGACACGGCGTTTCTGGTGCTTAACCCGCCCGCACGGATCATTTTTCAGTTGGAGGCCGTTGTTGCGCTTACAGATGGAGACAAACCCGTGATCGGTCTGGAGATCGGCGATGGTGAGCCGTTCGACGACGCCATGGTTAAGGCCGCAGAGGAGGATGAGGCAAATGAGTCTGTGCCGCCAATGGGGTGACTGTTTCGCCAAAAAGAACTGGCAATGCGAAATCCTGACGAAGCCTTTTGACCCGGCTAAGAAACGCTGCCCTTTCCAGAAGCCAGACAGGGAGATCACCAACGGCAAGAGATACCCGATGCACCATTTTTACGAAACCAACGGGAGGGAAGCATGATGATCACTGCACTATCTGCCGGAATCGCCGGAGCTGCCTGCCTGCTCCTGCCGCCGGTCCTGACGCAGCCGGAGACGATCCTTGCATTCATCGTCTTTTTTATGACGGCATGGACAGTCCTTGCAACTCTGGAAGATGCGATCGAGCGGCTCAACGCGAAGCGAGAGCAGCTGCGGATCCGCAAGGGGAACAGAAGAAACTTAACGGTCAATGTACGGTTAAAAGACCACAGCACCACACTGTACATTGAGAGATCGCCCCGGGGGACGTTCGCCCGGTGGCTGTGAGAAAGGGGGAAAAATGGGAACTGATATCACGCTGATCGTGAGCGGTCAGAAATTGAAACTCTACATGGAGGATTTCACGGAAGTCCTCGATTTGATTGAAAAAATCTACGTCGCCGCGTCTGAGTGCGACAATGGCAGTTTTTCAATCATCATCACGCCCGCCGGAGGTGGTGCCGATGCTTGAGAACCGCATGATCATGACACAAGTGGAAGAGAGTATCGAGGCCGCCAAAGAGCGCAGGCGCCCTGTCTGCGGATGGTGCGGGTATCCGATCTGGGACGATAAGGCAGTACACTATCACAACCGGTGGATCTGTACCGGATGCCTGGATTTCTGGACGGAATACATTGAGGAAGAGAGGTATTAACATGGCTCACGTAATCGGCATTATGGGAGAGTCCGGCTCCGGCAAAACAACCGCAATGCGGAACCTGCCGCCGGAAGAGACCTTTTATCTGGACTGCGACAAGAAGGGACTGAACTGGAAGGGGTGGCGGAAACAGTATAAATCCGACACAAACCCGCCCAATTATTGGTCGTCGGACAGCTTCACCGACGCTTCCAGCATCCTCAGGAAGATTAACACGCAGGACAATTTCAAACACATCAAATATGTCGTGATTGACACTCTCAACGGCCTGATGGTCGCCGAGGAAATGCGGATCCTTGCCATGCAGTCCGGCGACAAGCGGAGCGCGTGGTCTGATCTGGCGCAAAACGGTTGGGCAATCATCAATCAGGCGTTGGAGATAAGAGACGACCTGACTATCATCATCCTGTGCCACTCAGAGACGATTTCCGATGAAAACGGCATTGTGCGGACACGGATCAAAACCAATGGGAGAAAGTTGGAAAAACTTGTCCTCGAGTCGAAAATGACGACGGTCGTCTGGGCAGTCCGGCAGGATGGGAAATATAAGTTCATTCTGTCGGCTGATGGAACCACGACAAAGGTGCCGCTCGGAGCGTTTGATACGGACGAATGCCCGAATGACATCATGATTGTGATTAAGGCACTGGAGGAGTACTGATGGGCGATATCAAAGCGATTGAGACGTATTATAACGGATACCGCTTCAGGAGCAGGCTGGAGGCCGAGTGGGCAGTATTCTTTGACTCTATTGGTGTTAAATGGATTTATGAGCCAGAAGGATTGCATATTGGCAATCTACTGTATTTGCCAGACTTTTATTTGCCCGAGTGCAAACAGTTTTTTGAAGTAAAAGGCATCATGTCTGATTTGGATTTGAACAAAATCAAATCGCTAATAAACGCTGGACATTCCGTAACTATCGGTTACGACAACGGAGCGTTTACCGCTTGCGACTACTGGGGCGAGGATGACAAAGGGAATGGGATTTTTACTTTGTGCAAAGGCAGCGACAGTATGCTTTGCCGTTGTAAAACCTGTGGAAAATATTGGTTCATGGGAAGCGACGGAGCATGGTCTTGCCAAAACTGCGGCGAATATGATGGCGATAGCCATTTCGTGAACGTTATGGATTATCACAATTACACCGATGTACATGGGAAGCATTACGAAGGCGGCGATACGTCATTATGGGATGTTGCCCGCAAGGCGCGTTTCGAGCACGGCGAAACACCAAAAATATAAGGAGACGCAACTATGACCTTACCAACCTACGACAAATCAAAACGCAAAAAATCATACCAGCAGCTCCCGAAAGGGGCTTATGTGATCAAAATTAAGGACGCCAAAGAGGAAAAGTGGCCGTCCGGTGACTCCGTGATCCGTATTGCCTTCGATATCGCAGAGGGCGAGTATATGGGGTTCTACCTGAAACAGTTCGAAGAAAACACCAATGAAGATAAGAAGTGGCCGATGGATGCGGTATTCAATCTGAATGTTCCGGCAGACAACTCTCAGCAGTATGTATGGGATAACTGGAACACCTTCTTTGCGGATCTGGAAGACAGCAACGACGGCTTTGTCTTCGCCGGAGATCTGAAGTCTCTCAGAGGCAAGGTGATTGGCGGGCTGTTCCATATCCGTCAGAGCGAATACAAGGGAACCATATACGATCACACCGTCATGCGCTACACACGGACGGTTGATGATGTCCGCGCTGGAAAGTTCGGGAAGATTCCGAAAGACAAACTGATTGACGGCTCCGCACCCACTTCCAGCAGCCCCAGAACCGACGATAACGGTTTCATGACAATCCCCGAGAGCGAGGAAGAAAGGTTACCGTTTTGACGCCCTTCGAGATCGCCGACACCTTGAAAACGTTTAAGGTCATCGCCGACACCCGGGAGCAGTGGACGCCAAAGACGAAAGAGCGGTTTGCTTCCTTTGGCGTTCCGGTCGAGCGGGCAACGCTCCAATACGGAGACTACTGCGGGCAGATCGACCTGCCGAGCGGGCCGCTTTACGACCTTTCCGTCACAATCACACCGACCTGCGTGATCGAGCGCAAGATGTCATTGGATGAGCTGGCAACGTGCTTCACCAGAGAGCGCAGCCGTTTCAAGCGGGAATTTGAAAGAGCCGCTGCCAGCAGCGCAAAGGTCTATCTGCTGATCGAAAACGGCAACTTGGAGGGGATCATGAACCACCGATACCGGAGCCGGTTCTCTCCAGCTGCATTCCAGGCATCACTCACGGCATGGATGGTGCGCTACGATTTCAAGCCGGTTTTTTGCCGGTCCGGGGCGTCAGGGGTGTTGATTAAGGAAATACTGTACAGGGATATCAAGGAAAGATTGGAGCGCGGAGACTATGGCTGAAGACAACGGCTTTGTGAAGGTCCCGAATAAGCTGTATATAGCTATCATAACATACGGTTTTACGCAGACACAGATGGCAGTGGTGCTCTATATCGTCCGCAAAACCAACGGCTGGAGAAAGAGAAAGGATAAAATCGCCATTTCCACGATGGCGAAAGAGCTGAATAAAAAGCGACAGCTGATCTCCAGAACGGTTTCGGATCTGCAGAAGATGACCGTGGTTGGGATGGAGCGGGACCGAAGCGGAGTACCTCCGATCATGTGGGTTCAGGATCCCGAAAACTGGGACAAACCTGCAACCGTACAGTTTCATGCAACTACTGGGTTTCATGAAACTTTTTATGACAAAACCTGCAACCGTACAGTTTCAGGGGGTGAAACCGTAGAGTTGCAGGAACCTGCAACCGTACAGTTTCACACAACAGACAATACAGACAATATTACAGACAATACAACAGACATATCACCCGGCCCCACCGATGAGGATGACGGATGGATGGATGCGGATGAGGCACTGAAGGAGTGGAGGGGAAACAATGGGGCTGTATGATTTCGTTCCGGATGACGCGTTCCGGTTTGCGAAGGAACAGGGCATTCCGGCAAAGCCGCACGGGGATGAGCTGAGGCTCAAGCAGTGTCCGTACTGCAAAGGAACGACGAATGACAAGAACACATTCGCAATCAATCTGACTACCGGCCAGTTCAAATGTCTCCGGGCATCCTGTGGCGCTCACGGAAACATGATTACTCTTGCACGGGACTTTAATTTTTCGCTCGGTACGGAAGTAGATGAATACTATCGCCAGAAACGGCAGTATCGAAACCTAACAAACTACCCGAGGCCGGAAGTGAGAACCAGGGCGGTTGAATATCTGGAAGGCCGTGGCATCTCGAAGGCCATTACGGAGCGGTACGGCATCACAACACGGAAGGACAACGAAAGCGTCCTCGTGTTCCCATTCTTCGATGAGGATGGGAAAATGCAGTTTGTGAAGTACCGGAACACGGAGTACACGAAGGAAACCGGCGGAAACAAGGAATGGTGTGAGCGAAACTGCAAACCGATCCTGTTCGGGATGGACCAGTGCAATATGGATAACCCCGTCCTGATCTTAACGGAAGGCCAGATCGACAGCCTGAGCGTTACGGAATGCGGGATCGAAAACGCCGTGTCCGTGCCGACCGGGGCGAAGGGCTTCACGTGGGTGCCGTACTGCTGGGACTTCTTGCGGAAGTTTCAGACGCTGATCGTGTTCGGCGACCATGAGAACGGACACATCACCCTGCTGGAAGAGATGCGGCACAGGTTCGGCGGAACGGTTAAACACGTGAGGCCGGATGACTACATGGGCTGTAAGGACGCAAACGACCTGTTGCGGAAGCATGGTAAAGACGCTGTGGTTGCGGCAGTCGCTCAGGCGGAACCGGTTAAAAACATCAGGATCATGGACTTGTCGGACGTGTTGAAAAAAAGCATGTCGGACATGGAGAAAATCAGCACGGGGTTCAGAACGCTGGATCGCAAGTTGGGCGGCTTCTTCTTCGGACAGCTAATCATCCTCACGGGCGAGCGCGGCATCGGCAAATCCACACTCGGTTCGCAGTTCTGTGTCCAGGCGGTGCATCAGGGCGAAACGGCTTTCATGTACTCCGGTGAAATGGAGGACTGGTATGTGCAGGACTGGTTCGACCGTCAGGCCGCAGGGCCGAAACATATTAACAAGACCATTACAAACCTCGGAAGTGATATATACACGGTTGACGGAAATTATATTGATAACATCCATCAGTGGTATCAAGGGCGGTGCTATCTGTACAACAAAAGCATCATCGGAGAGGCCGAGGAAGACGAAACGCTCACCAAGACCGTGGAAAACGCCGTCAAGCAGTATGGCTGCCGCGTGCTTCTCCTGGACAATCTGATGACCGCCATGGATGATGACATGTCGAGCGATTTGTACCGGCAGCAGACAGCGTTTGTGCGGAAACTGGCTTTGATGGCGAAGCAGTACAACGTGCTGATCTTCCTGATCGTGCACCCACGCAAGGCTGGAGCCGGTGAACGGAAAAATGACGATGTTGCCGGAAGTTCCAACATCACCAACCTTGCTGACGTGGTCATGTGGTACAAGGCCGCCGGTCAGGACGATGACTGTGACCGCTTTCTGGACGTGATGAAAAACCGCCTGAACGGAGAAACCGGAAGCGGCATCCCGCTCTGGTTCGACAAGGCAAGCAAACGGATTTCGGAGCGTGACGGATGGTTCGGATGGTCTTATGGATGGCAAGCGCAAGGTTTAGTTGATGCAAGCGCTGATTGGAGCGAGTTCGATGAAGAGATACCGTTTTGAACGAAAAGGAGAGAGAGTTGCGGAAAGTCTGGGAATTCACGAAAGACTTCTGGCAACTGATCAAAAAATACTACTTCCCGCCCGCCGACCCCGCCGCTCCATACTGGCCCGCCCTGATCGCAGAGTCGAGCGAGCTGGCAAAGAAGCACGGAAACCACCGTCTGGCGGAAAAGCTGATATTGGCGTTTTTGGATTATCTGGAAGAGGAGAGGAAGGTGAGCAAAGATACTTGATTTCGGATTTTATCACATGGACTGCATGGAAGGGATGAGGCAGTTTCCTGATCAGTATTTTGATCTTGCTATTGTGGATCCGCCGTATGGTATCAACATCACCGGAAGACATAAAGCACCTGTCCTAGTAGGGGGGGGGCGGTAGACCGTTCGGCGGTATGCGGCAATTACGGCAAGGGCCGACCACCAATAGGAGGGGCGGTGACGGTGCAAGCAAAAGCCGCATCCTCAAAGTCGAGTCAACGTTTTATCATCCCTTCGACGATACAGCCCCGCCGGACGAAGGGTATTTCGCGGAACTTGAGCGAGTCTCGAAGCACCGCATTATCTGGGGCGGCAATTTCTTTCTCGATTATCTCGGTTCGTGCTCCTGTATGATCACATGGGACAAAGGACGCCGTGGACTGGATCAGGCAGACGGAGAGATAGCATGGACAGATCTGCCGGGACAGAATCGAATCTTTGAATTCAAGTGGAACGGCATGCTCCAGGAAGACATGAAGAACAAAGAATTCCGCATTCATCCGACACAAAAGCCGGTACAGCTTTACAAATGGCTGCTGGAAAAGTTCGCCAAGCCATCCGATATCATCCTGGATACCCACGTCGGGAGCGCATCATCCCTGATCGCCTGCCGGAAGACCGGACACAAGTATGTCGGGTTTGAGATTGATGAATACTATTACGAACAGGCAAGCAAACGGTTGGAAGCAAAGATTGCACAGATGAACATATTTGATTTTTTAGTGGGAGGGCAAAATGACATCACAACTAACCTTGTCTGACTTCGGTATCCCGCTTGAGAACAAATCATGGGAATACGATGAGGACACCGGTTCAATGCTGTGCCGATGCCCCGAATGCGAGGGGCGGCTCCTGATTGGTCTGTACAGCTACTGGAACCCATACCGATATTGCCCATACTGCGGTGAGCGGCTTCAGGAGGGCAAGTTTGTAGAACCGTATTGCAGGATATACGGACTTAGCAAGGAGACCGTGAGAGATGTCAGAAGGAAGTATGAAAAGGATTGGAAGCACTTCAAGAAGACAGGAGGCAAATTATGAAGATTGACGAAGCCGCCATAAACCACAACGCCGCCCGAATAATCCGTGCTCTGGTGAAAACCAGTTACGAGGTGATCGAGCAGGAGGGGGACAAGATTGAGCGGGAATACGTCCTGATGACCATCGGGGAGATCGCCGGAGTGTGTGAGATGGCGGAGGCTTTAAAGGAGGCGCTGAAAGCATGAAATGCCCGTATAGAAAAAACATTGTGCATCAACCGGACCGGCATGAACAATATATACGATATTTTGCACAAGACATCGAAGAATTCGGTGACTGCTATGAAAACAAATGTCCGTTTTATGTTGACAAAAGGTGTTATAGGGCGGAGATGGAGACGAGAGGAAAATAGAATGAAAATAAATTGTATGGTCTGTCGGGTGGGTGCTTTTAAAGATTCTTTGTGTGAGGACGCTTTCTGTGAAAAGTATGGTGCCGAGGGTAGCGAATGCGACTTTGAAAAGCTGTTGAAGCCGCAGTGGATATCATGCAGTGAGAGATTGCCTGAAAACGAGTATGTGCTTATCAGTAAAAAGCCTACAAAATTAACTGGGAGCAAGTGGTGTGTAACAATAGCCATAAGAACTACAGATCCTAGAAGTGGGAAAATAAATTGGATGGATATAGGGTTTGGCGTAATACAAGAAGAGGATGTTCTTGCATGGATGCCCCTGCCGGAACCATACAAGGGAGGTAAATAGGATGAGTAACGAAATCAAGTTAATCCTGGGCGAAGATGGAATTAACAGAACCGTAGCCCGTTACGGTGGCATCTGTGTAAACAATTAAAAGAAAAGAGAGGGGAAACCACATGAAGAAACTGCACATCGAAATCAGCTTTATCGAGCCGGTTCTCGGAACCGCATCAAACAACCCGGAGATCCACGATGAGTTCATCGCATCAAAGGCGCCGGACGCCGAAAGCCGTGAGGAAGAAGTCGCCCGCCTCGGTGCGGACGCGGTGGCGGAAAAGTCCTCAACAGTCTTTCACCGGGACGAGGACGGCAACCCGATCCTCTGGAACTATCAGGTAAAAGGATTTTTCAAAGAGTCCTGCGGTATGCTTCAGCGCATGAAGGGTGAGAAGTGCGCAAAGCACAGCCTGGCGCTGAAAGCATACAAGAAAGTGATTGACGGTTGCATCGAGCCGATCGGCACGGACGGCATCACCAGAGAGATCCGTCTTGAGATCCCCAAGGGCGAGCAGATCAAGATGTTTCAGCGCCCCTTGCGAGGACAGACTGCACAGGGTGAGCGGATCGCCCTGGCATCCTCGGAGATACTGCCCGCCGGAACCAAGGCAAAGTTTTATGTCGAGACGCCGGACGCCTATCTGGAATGCGTGTATGAATGGCTCGAGTACGGACGCAAGCACGGAATGAACCAGTGGCGCAACGCCGGTTTCGGGCGATTTACGTACAAGGTTCTGGACACAGAAGAGGTGTGACGGCTTAGTTTGACATCGCAACGGTACTGCACTGACCGGCATCGGCATAGCTGAGCAGCTCCGAGATCTGCATGGCATCGGAATTGCAGTGAAATGCACAGCAGGGGCTTAGCTGAGAGTCTCAACGCATCGCAACGGCTAAGAAATGGCCTGCTTGGCAAGGGCATGGCAATCCGAAGCGAGGCGGACAAAGGCACTGCAGAGGCATGGTCCTGAACTGACACGCAGAGGCTTTGCTTCGGATAGAACCGCAAAGGCGTAGCCCTGAGAAGAACGCGTGGTAAGGGTAAAGCGTTGAAAGCATGGCGAGGGCACGGTTAAGTTCTGGACTGCACAACACGGCAAAGGCAAAGCAGCGAGTAGAAGAGCGATGGCAAAGTAAAGAAGTGTGAAGTGACGCAGGGGCAGGACGATGGAACGCAAGGGCATAGCTTAGGCACGTGTTGCAATGCTAGGGCTATGGTCCGCAGAGCATCGGCATAGCTTGGTATACTTGTGCACGGTCAGGCGAGGGTATCGCGAAGCGACGGACTGCGTGGGCAAAGCAGAGAGCAGAATCGCTTTGGCACAGTGATGAGATGAATTGGCAATCAAGGTACAGTAAAGGCAAGGAATCGTTTGGCAACGCAAAGGCATGGCGTGAAAGTGGGCAGGATCGCAACGGCAAGGCTGAGCAAGCCGGAGCTGAGCACTGCTAAGGCATCGGAGGGCAAAGCAATGATTCGCATGGGCTAAGTAAAGCGATGAGTTGATACGCAAAGGCAGCGATGGGGATTGAAGTGCTCGGGCAGTGACTAGATAGGCGGCGAAAAGGCAAAGCGAAGAATGCTGCGATGCGCAATGGCAAGGCAATACAAGGCTCAGGCTTGCACCGTAACGGCAGAGCGATGTTTGACAGAGACGGCAAAGCATGGGCAAAGCGAAGTCAAGACAGGCAACGGCATTGAGGAGATCAGTGTTGCGATGGCAAGACATAGACAGGGAAAGCGAGGGAAAAGATTGAAAGAGATCTGTAAAAACTGCGAGCACAGTCATCCATCATACAAAGGTATTGTCTGCGATCTGACGCAAAGGAAGACAAAGACATCAGGCACTTGTGAGAGATGGGGAGAGAAGAGAAAATGAAACCTTTTGGCTACATGGACGCCGGGGAGATCATCTCCGACTACAACAACGCAGTGAAGAAAAAAGAGCAGGTCGGCATATTGGCGGATCTGAACTGTATCAAAAAGGCAGAAATGGCCAAGTGGCTTGTGGATCAGGGCTGCGAAGTAGATAAGCGGCTCCTGCTCCCGGGCCGGATAAAGGCAGCACCGGCAGAGGATCCGGTTGTGTCTCAGGCGGACGAGGCGGAGCTGACGACACCGGAACCGGAAGCGCCGGAGCCGGTACCGAGCCAGACCGCCAAGGCGGACGCCGGGAAACCACGGTTGACGTTGGTACCCAGACAAATCATCTGGGATATCGCCGCAGTGAGAGACTATGGAAATTTAAAGTACGGCGATCCGGAAAACTGGAAACAGGTCGAGCCGGAAAGATACCGGGATGCGCTGATGCGGCATCTGATGGCTTATCTGGATGATCCGACAAGCGTAGACAGCGAAAGCGGCCTGCCTCATCTGTGGCATTGCGCTTGTAACATATCGTTCCTGTGCGAATTGGAAAAGGGAGGCGTGTGATGTCCAGCAGCTTATCAAGACAGGCCCGCCGTGAGCAACGCCGCCGGATGGAGAAACAGCAGCGGTTCGATGCGAGATACGGCGAAAGCGTGATGGAGCGGCAGAACAAGATTGACGACAGGACGGTCGAGTTGTACGCCGTCTGCATGGGGCTTGCAGTATACGATGAGTACGGATGTATGCCGAACCGCATCAAGCGGATCGTACAGGCGTTCTGCCGACGGATGACGATGTTCGCAGAGTCAGGCGCAACTTATCAGGATTACGCCAAAGAGCTAAAGGAGGCGACGGGGGTTGAGTTTATTTGGCAGCAATGAGGAAACCAGAGACCGGATACTTGCAAAGCTTGACCGACTCTTTATGAAATGCACGGAAACGCCCCAGGCACGGGAAGAGGGTTATGACATGGCGATCGATTATGTAGACATCCGGGAGTATATCGCACACGGGGAGGTGAGCGGATGGAAAAAATCATAGCCGCGCTGATCGTGATGTGCGTCATGTTGATGTTTGCGTCGGACTATATAAAGCGTGACAAACTTTTCTGGGGCGGCGTGGCGATCGGGGAAGCCGTCCTGTGCATGGTCTACATGGCGCTGGTGCTTATCGGGGGAGCAGGATGACAGCTAAAGAGTATCTTCAGACGGTTTACAACATTCAGTGCCGGATCGACCGGCTCAACATGCGGCGGCTGGATCTTCGGAACGAACTTTACAGTTACGGCATCAAATCGCCGGACAGCGAACCCGTGCAGACATCCATAAGCAGAGACCGGCTATCTGAGGTCATCGGCATGGTTGATGAGGTGGAGCGCAAGATGGTGGCGGAAATCAGGAGCCTGATCCAGCAAAAGCAGACGATTGCTGCGCAGATCGAAACCCTGCCAAACGAGCGATACCGCCGCGTACTGTTCGATCGGTACATCCTGTGCAAGCGGTGGGAGCTGATCGCAACGGAATACGACAAAAGCATCCGCTGGGTGTACCGGATGCACGGCAGGGCGCTGAAACTATTTGAAGAAAAAGTGGAGTATGGCCATTGTGAGGCCACTATATAGTCATGATATAGTGTATCTTGCAGAAGCAGTCGAGAGAACTTACAGTTTTCTTCGGTACCTCCTTTTTTTTACCGGATGCGGCGGCATGGCGGGGAACTGCTTCCGCATCCATATAGACGCGGCTAAACAGTTGCTTAGGCGAGGGCTCTCTCTTCCCCCTCACCAGACGACGAAAAGCGCAAGGCGCAGGGCGCGATACAAGTTCACCAGGCGGGGCGAAAGCTCCGCTTTTTACGTGCTTATGAAACACAGCCGAGAATACAGATTGATAGCAAGACGACTGATACAGACACTGCCGGAGTTCGATGATCTGAGGGATGCAGATGTAAAAATCGCTTATCTTTCGAGCCAGAAGGAAAAGACAAAGAACCACAAGATCATATTTGCAGAGTGTTGTAAGGTCGAGGAAAAATACGAGTGGTGCTGTAAATATGATTTTTTCATCATCGTGTATGAACCTAACGTCACGGACTTCACGAACAAGCAGAAAGAAATCCTGATCCGACACGAATTGCACCATGTAGGAATTGAGTATACAGATAATGGCATCCGGTTCTATGTGGCTCCACATGACGTAGAGGAGTTCTGGGAGATCATCAAAAAACACGGACTTGATTGGAGTGAGGTGAATGCCACGAGGTGACAATCCGAATAGTAGAGCCAATTTGATCAGGAACTCCGAAAGAACTCCGAAACAGAGAAAAAAACAGGCAACAAAAGCAGGTATTGCATCAGGAGAAGCAAGGGCTGTCTACAAGTCGCTGAATGCTGATCTTCGGGAGCAAGCCACACCGGAACGAATCGCAAAGATAAATAACCGGCTTTTGTCTATGGCAGAACATGGCAACCTGAGGGCCTACGAGCTGGTGCGGGACGGCCTGGGAGAAAAGCCGAAAGACACCGGCTACACGGGCGACGACGGCGTGGAGGTGATCAACGATGCCCCGCCAGGTTAAGATATCCGACATCGTGATCCCGAAGTACCTGCCGCTGTTCAACAACCGGAGTATCAAACATATCATCCTGACATCCGGGCGCGCAGGGACGAAGTCGTCCTTCGCGGCGATCCGGGCAGACTTTCAGCTGATCGACGATAAGCAGGGATCAATCGTGGTGCTGCGCAAGCATCACAACAAACTGCGCAAGACTGTGTACAAAGAGATGCTCCGTGGGATCAACCGACTCGGGATCAGTAAAAAGGCTTTCAAGGTCACAAAGTCCCCAATGGAGATTACATACCGGAAGCATGACACCACGATGTATTTCTCCGGCTCGGACGGGATTGACGACACCAAAGGTATCATTGACGAAGATCATCCGATCAAACTGGTCATTCTGGATGAGTTGACGGAGTTCTTCGAGGATGGCGAAGGCGAGGACGAACTGGTAAACATCGAGGCCACGTTTGTCAGGGGCAACAACACTGGGTTCCAGATGTTGTATTTGTATAACCCGCCGAAAAATCCTAACGCACCAATCAACGAATGGTGCCGGAAGATGGAACGGCGGTCTGACTGCCTCCACCTGCACACGGATTACAGAGATGTTCCGGCTGACTGGCTCGGACAGGATCTGATTAACTCAGCGGAGGCCATGCGGGATGCTGACCCGAAGATGTATAGATGGGTGTGGCTTGGTGAGTCCGTGGGCGTGGATGAGCTGATTTACTACATGTTCGGCAACCGCAACATCCAGAAGCTGCCGGACGGGCGAACCTACCAGATCGGGATCATCGGCGGTGACTATGGCCAGCAGAACGCGACGACCTTCCAGGGCTTTGTCCTGGATCCATACTACAAAAAGCTTCGGGGCGCTGCGGAGTTCTACCACAGCGGACGCGAAAGCGGCAGGCAGATGACGCCCGGCGATTACGCACAAGCGCTGATCGATCTGGCGGCAGAGATGAATGAGACACTTGGCGTGAGCGCCTTTTATCTTTATCTGGATCCGTCCGCCAAGGGCTTGCAGGAAGAAATCCGGCGGCGTGTCCGGGACGCCTATCTTCCCTTTGATGTGCGTATCCGTGACGCAAAAAACGACGTTGCGCTCGGGATCAGCCGCGTGCAGAAGTGCCTGATCTTTGACGTACTGACGATTGCGCCGGCACAGAAAAACGCAATCCGTGAGTTTGGCGTATACGAGTATGATAAAAAGTCGATCGAGCGGGGAAAAGAAGAACCGGTGAAGATAAACGACCACGCGATGGACGCGATACGCTACGCCGTAATGGGCGCGTGGAAATGGTTGAAACAGTGGCTGCCTTCCGAGGCGCAGGCTGATGATTGGATTAACCCGTTGGATCGGGAGGATGACGATGACGATATTTGAGTATTTCCGGCAGAAGGGTATCGAGACCGCCGATGCGTCTTTTTACCGCAAGATTGCCGATTGGAAGAGCTGGTACAACAGCAACGTGCCACGACACTCGACCTATTTTGTTTACACCGGACAGGGTACAAAGGTCCGCAGGCGGCGCAAGTCCCTCGGGATGGCAAAGACGGTCTGCGAGGACATAGCGGATTTGCTGATCAACGAGAAGGTTGAGATTGTGATCTCTGATCCGGCGACGGAGCGATATGTCATTGACGTATTGGACGCTAACAACTTCTGGGTGCTGGCAAACGACTATCAGGAGCGGATGGCCTATGCCGGAACGATCGCTTTTGTGCCTTACATGTACGATGCGGAGACAGATGCGGACGGCAACGTGATCAGCGGCAGGATCGGCATCGACTATGCCAGCGCTGCGAACATCTTCCCGGTGTCCTGGAACAACGACCGGGTCAGGGATGTGATCTTCGCGTTCCCGAAGACCGTGAACCGACATAAATACATCCACCTGCAGCGGCATAGGCCGGACGCAAACGGCCTGTACGTGATCGAAAATTCTGTGGTTGAGCGGGGCGCCAGCGGAGAGAGTTGGACAGACCTGACGCCCGAGCAGTGGCGTAAGCTGAAGCCGTTTGAAACATTGGTTCCGCTCATGCAGACCGGCTCCCAGGAACCGCAGTTCGTGATCCAGCGTCTGAACATCACGAACAACGCGGATGAGGACGAGAGCAACCCGATGGGCGTGGCGATCTTTGCGAACGCCATTGATGTCCTCCGGTCGCTGGACGTCAAGTTTGACAGCTACGCCAACGAATTTGAACTGGGCCGAAAGCGAATCTTCGTGGCGCCTGAGATGCTCCATAACAACGACGGTTCTCCGGCATTTGATCCGGAGGACACGGTCTTTTACAAGCTGCCTGATGATTATGCCGACAAGGACCAGACCACGGGCCTGATCCATGAGGTTGACCTTGCGCTGCGTGTGGAGCAGCACTCCAAGGCGATCAACGACGATCTGAACTATTTGTCGCTGAAATGCGGCTTCGGGGCGCAGCACTATCGCTTTGAGGGTGGCTCGGTTAAGACGGCGACAGAGGTGATCAGCGAGAACTCCGACATGTACCGCCGCCTGAAAAAGCATGAGATCATCCTGGAGCAGGTACTGATTGACCTTGTCCGCATCATCATCCGGCTTGGAAACGTGCTCGGCGCAGGATTAAACGAAAACGTTGACATTGACATCAAATTCGACGACAGCATCATCGAGGACAAGCAGTCCGAACGCAGCACAGACCGGCAGGACGTGGCCATGGGCGCCATGCCTCTCTGGGAGTACCGGATGAAGTGGTACAACGAAGATGAAGAGACCGCAAAGGCTGCCGTGCAGGTGGATGACAAGGATGTGATTGAATGACCCAGGGTGAACTGGAAAAAATCCCGAGTGAGGTCGTCAAGGCTATGAGCGATCTGGAGATCCGCATCATGGAAGACATGGTGCGCCGGATCCGCGTCAACGGGTTCTCGACCGCTTCCGCCGATTGGCAGTTTACCCGGCTTGAGCAGCTGGGGATGTCGGAGCAGCAGATCAAAGCGTGGGTACAGGAGGTCTTGGGCGCTACAGACGAAGAGATCGAGCGGATTTACTCCGACGAAGCCTATCAGGAGTATATGGGGAGTGGCCGGGCTTACAAGGTTTATGGCAGGGACCGCATCCCGTTTGATGACAATGTGGAGCTGCAGCAGCTGATCGAGGCCGTGAAACGCCAGACCGGCGAAGAGATGACCCGGATCACTGGATCCATGGGTTTTGTAACTAAGGGCTTGCATGGCAATCTGATCTCAATACCGCTGACGGAATTCTATCAGCGCACACTCGACAACGCCATGTATGACATCCACTCCGGAGCCTTTGATTACAACAGCGTTTTGGGGCGTGTGATCAATGACATGACCAATTCCGGCCTGCGGTGGATTGATTACGAGTCCGGGCACCACAACCGGGTACCTGTGGCCGCCCGCCGTGCTGTGATGACAGGTTTCCGGCAGGTGCAGGAAAAGATTAACGAGCAGGTGGCTAGGGACCTCGGGACGGACTCATACGAAGTAACGGTGCATATCGGCGCCCGCCCCACGCATCAGGTCTGGGAGGGTCAGGTCTGGACGATGGACGAGCTGCACAGCGTGTGCGGCCTCGGGACCGTGACCGGCCTGCACGGCGCGAACTGTTATCATGACTATAACGCTTTTATCCCTGGCGTATCAGTCAGGACATACACGGACGATGAGCTGAAGCAGATCCATGAGCAGGAGAACAAGCCGAAAACCTATAACGGCAAGGAGTACACCACCTATGAGGCCCTGCAGCGTCAGAGGCAGCTTGAAACCCGTGCACGGAAATACCGTGAAGACGTGCACCTGCTCCAGAAGGGCGACGGATCTGAGGACGATATCATCGCGAAGAAAGCCAGATATCAGGGCACGCTGCAGGAATATCGGGATTTCAGCAGGAAGATGGATCTGCCCATGCAGAAGGAGCGGATCTATCAGGATGGGCTGAAGGTGGATATGAGGAGGGAAAGGAATCGCCCAAAAGTAGCTGCGGCAAAACCGAAGGAGTATGAAGATATCACCGAAGCAGTGTTAAAGAGGGCTAAGCCAGGCAAGGGGTCATTGCTGTTTGACAATAATGTTGAAGAACCCGACAAAGAGACAAGCCGCTGGCTGTTTGATAAATTTGGAGGGGATTTACATTGCTTGGAAGAACAATCCAGTTTGGGCAAAATGCCGGATTTGTTATGGGATGGGATTTATTGGGAATTTAAAGCGCCAACAACAAAAAATGCTATAGACGACAGGATCAGGCAAGGCAATAAACAATTATTGGAAGCGCTGTCGAGAGATGATAATGCGAATGGCAAACGAGGTATGGTGATAAATATTACTAACAATCAATTAAACAAAGAAGATGCTATCCGTGAGATTATCAAGCGGGCCATACAAAGAAAGAAAGGCCCCACGACTATATATATTCGTCATGGCAATGAATTAGTGAAGGCAATAAAATTACAATAAAGGAGCACCTGTCTCACAATCCATACTGGGCTGCAAGGCAAGTGCTCCTAGGCCTGTATTTATTATAACAACAAAAGGCACTGTTTTCAACAAGTTTGTGTTTTTAATTTCTATCCACCACCACCCACGCGGCGGCGGTATTTTTATGCCCAAAATGGAGGAGGTTTGAAATGAAAAAGTTATGTTTAATCTTTATGGTACTCTGCCTGACGTGTATAACCCTGGCAGGGTGTACGGAGGTTAGCAAGGTTAGCAAGAATTTGTCCATGGAAGCCGATAATTTCAACTTATCGCGAAGGCTGACCGTATTCAACGTCAGGACAGATACGATTCTGTTTCAGATGACCGGCAATTTCTCAATCGAAACAGATGAAGCCGATGGTCAGCTGGAGATTACCTGCGAAATTGAAAATGGGCGGTACAGCAAGCATTTTGTGCGGTTATCAGATGAAATCACTTATATCATTGAGGATCTTAATGGCGCAGATGTTTCGAAGTATTCTTATGAATTAAATTTTCTACCGAAGGCAATTCCCGGTGTAAAGATTGTTTCTAAAGAGTGAGCCGCTCTAAAAAGGAGGCACTGAATGATCAAAGTACGGATCACAAATAACGGGATCCGGATGGACGGCCACGCAGGGCACCGCATAAACGGTCAGGACATTGTATGCAGTGCGGTTTCCGCATTGACATGTACTCTGATCATGGGCCTGCAGGAGCTGACCGACAACCGGATCCGCGCCGACACCGACGACGGAATGACGTGTATCTACTGGGGCAACCTTGACAAGGACGGCAAGCTTCTGGTGGACACGTGGTATCTTGGCCTGATGGCCATCAATGAGGAATACAACTGCATATCGCTTACCGTAGACCCGCAAGGGTCTTTTTCTTTGCCTAATCCATGACGGCATAAAAAGCACTGAGGGGTTAACGCACCCATAAAACGGAGGACTTTATGAAATTTAAATACATCATGAACCTGCATCTTTTCGATGAAGGCGATGGAAACGGCAACGGCGGTCAGAACAACGCCGGGAATGGTAACGGCGGCCAGAATAACGCCGGAGGAACTTTTACTTACGAACAGCTTGATGAGATTGCGACCAGCAGAGCAGACAGGGCCTCGAAGGCAGCCTTAAAAAGCTACTTCCAGCAGCAGGGTCTTTCCGAGCAGGAAGCCGCTGCCGCAATCGAACAGTATAAAAAAGACAAAGCTGCCAGACAGCCGGATGCAAGCGCGATCGAGAAGGAACGCGATCAGTACAAGGCGCAGCTGGAAGAACGGGACAACAGGGACTATCTGCGTGACAAGAGCGTCAAAGCGGAAGATCTGGACTATGTCATGTTCAAGGCAAGCAAACTGGTTGACGACAAAACGGACTTTAAAAAGGCCGCAGACAAATTCCTCAAAGAGAATCCGCGCTATGCGGGAGGTGGATACAAGGTATCCACATCCACGTCATCCGGATCGGAAGGCAGTGGAGAAAGTAAAAACGCGTCAATCAATGACGCGATCAGAAACGCCGCAAGGCGCTGAGAAGGAGAAAACAACATGAACAGAAACAGAATGAATCTTCACATTTTCGATGGCGGGGCTGAATCCATCGACAGAACCGGCGCAGATGCTCTGATCCCGGTGCAGGAAAGCCGTGAAATTGTCCAGGGCATCATTGCACAGTCCGCAGTGCTCTCCAGAGGACGCAGACTCCAGAACATGACCGCACGCCAGTACAAGGTTCCGGTGCTTGATATGCTGCCGGTTGCGTACTTCGTCAATGGCGATTCTGGTCAGAAGAAGACAACGAAAATGCAGTGGGACAAAAAATTCCTCGTTGCGGAAGAGATCGCGGTTATCGTCCCGATCCCGGAAGCGGTCCTTGACGACGCGGAATATGACATCTGGGGTGAAGTTCGGCCGCGCCTTCAGGAGGCATTCGGCAAGGTCATTGACGCCGCTGTGCTTTTCGGCACCAACAAACCGACCTCTTGGAGAGCTGGCGTGGTTGCAACCGCAACGACTGCGGGCAACGTGGTGACCATTCCGGCAGCGAACAGCACCAAAGACCTCTATGACTTCATCATGGGCGAGGATGGTGTGATCGCAAAGGTCGAGGAAGACGGCTACTTCGTCAACGGCCATCTGGGTGATATCTCCATGCGCGCAAAACTGCGCGGCCTGAGAGATGAGCAGGGCCAGCCGCTGTTCAAATCCGACATGCAGACCGGCACCAACTACACGCTGGACGGCTCCAGCATCACCTTCCCGAACAACGGCGCCTTCGACAAGACCGCCGCGCTGATGATCTCCGGTGATTTCAGTCAGCTTGTTTACTCCATCCGTCAGGATCTGACCTACAAGATCTTCACGGAAGGTGTCGTTCAGAATCCGGATGGTTCCATCGCATACAACCTGATGCAGAATGACATGGTTGCCCTGCGTGCCGTCATGCGTCTGGGCTGGGAGATCCCGAATCCGATCAATGCCCTGCAGCCGACCGCAGCATCCCGCTGCCCGTTCGCGATCCTGAAACAGGGAAACTGATGGGGGCTTCCAGACCGCAGACATACAGTGAGGAGGATCTGACCGCCATGACTAAAGCGCAGATCGCCGAACTCGCGTCCAGTCTTGGCTATGAGGGTGTCACAACCAACTTAACCAAGGCTGAGATGATTTCAGCGTTCTTGGAGGCCCAGGGAGAGGGGTGATCTTTATGATCTACGCCGATTTTGACTATTACGTCGATGACTATTTGCAGGGCCGTGACCCGGTGATCCCGGACGAAGAGTATCTCTTCTGGGAAAAGGCCGCCCGCTATGAGATTGACGCCCTGACCTACAACAAAATTCAGCGGCTAACGGAAATACCCGAAGCCGTCAAGGAATGCATCTGTGCGGTTGCGGAGCTGCTGTACCGGTCGGAAAAACTGACCGCCAGCAACCTCGATCAGGGTTTTGCGGGTGCTATGGTCAGCTACTCCAATGACGGACAGAGCGGGTCTTTTGATGTGTCCGGTTCCGCCTATACGGAAGAAGGCCGCAAGGCAGAAGTCAAGCGGCTGTGCCGTAAGTATCTGATCGGTACCGGCCTGCTCTATGCGGGGGTGACCGTGTATGAATCCTAATTACGTTCACACCATCACTATATACCGCAAACAGGGTGACGTGTTCGAACGGATGGTGCTGACCGGTTGTTTCTGGAAGGCCCAGACAGTGATCAGTCAGGCCGGTACACAGGCGACGCAGTCCAACGTGTACACGGTCCGCATTCCGGCGGATAAGGTGCCGGAGGGCTTCCGTCTGGCGGTTAATGACATCATCGTGCACGGTGAGGTTGCGGACGAAATCAGCAACGAGAAGGGCAGCCGGGCAACGGAGATCCTGCTGAAGTACAAGCCGGAAGCCTTCCGGGTGACGGTTTTTTCCGACAACACCGCACACCGCGTGGACAAACATTACAGGGCGGGTGG